ATGGTATTGAAAGCACCAGTTGCCATGGCAACTGCTGAAATAGGGTCTATCATTTATTTGCACCTCTCACTCTCTCAAGAGTATTTATACAAATAAAAAAAGGGAGAGCATTTCTACTCTCCCTTTCACCTTACCTAACCGTGGGTATGGACGGACTTATTAAGTAGTCACCCTTATTCCTTAGCAAGTTTCTGGAAGTAAGACATTGTATCGTCATCACCTTCATCATCTACACTTGGAATGTTTGGTTGTGGTTCTGTTTTGAACTGTGGTGTTTCCACAACGTCCTCATCAATCATAGAGGCAGCAGATGCAGTAACAGTTCCAGAGAGAACATCATCTAACCTTTTCTTCAATTCATCATATGATTTGAAGTTGGTTGGTGCATGAAAATCTTGTAATGAATACTGAGTTTTCCATATACCGTCAAGTTTCTCGTCACTGTCTGCAAGTGCAGTTACACTATCAAATTCAGACTTATCATAGTTCCAGAAACCATCAACCTTGCGAATCTTCAACTTGAAGTTCGCACCTTCCCAGAAATCGAAAGGGTTAATAGGTGTTTCGTCTTCAAACTCTGGTTGCATTGAAGCCATAATCTTATCAAAGATTTTTTTACCATAACGAAATAGAAACACTTTTCCTTCATTCTCTGGGTGTTTTGGGTCAGATACTACAAAGATATTTGAGTAGTATTCCAACTTTCTCTTTTGCTTTCTAGCAATCTCTTTATCAGATTCAAGTCCAGTATTCCACAATTGAGAATTGTGTTCTGAAACTGGGTCTTGTTTACCGATAGTGGTAAGTGAGTTCTCAATGAACCATTTACCAGTAGAACCTTGGAAAGCGTGTTTGAACATTTTAATCCAAGGAAGTTCTTCACCATCTGGTGCAGGCAAGAAACGAATGACTGCTTGTCCAGTACCAGATTTATCTAGTTCTGGTTTCCACAACCTTTCATCCACATAGGATTTCTTTTCTTGGGGAGCACTTTCTGATTGAACTTGTGCAAGAAGTTTGTCCAACGTATT